CACTCGCCCTGCTCCAGCTCCAAGGGTTATAGAGAACCCAAAGGATAGATTCCAACCAGAGTTCACTCCAGCCATCGCAGAGTGTTCAGAGTAAAAAGATTTAAGGTCGGAGTGGTCGGGACGGTCTTCGTGGACTAAAAGCTTAGTCCCCTCAGCCGCACCGATTGTGATGATGTTCTTGAGAACGAAGTTTGTGATGCAGTGATGTTTGACGCTATAGTAGGCGTCCATTCCAACGTTGACGCCGACTAGACCTGTAGAGGCCCAATCAAATCCCTTCTCTGTTGCCGTCTGCTCTTGTGCGGTCGCTCTGGTCTCTAATGCTCCAAAAAGTAAGAAGATGACACAAATCAGTGTCTTCAATTTGTTTCGGCTTTAGTCTCTCCCTGAGATAACTTCCCATCTTTCTTCTCGGTCTCGTCGACAACCTTCTTCCAATACTCCTCACGTCGTTTTGCCTCAAAGTCTCTCTGCCAGTTTCGGTTGCGACCTAGAGGTTTTGGCTTCTCTCCTTGGACAACGACTGGCTGATTCAGACCGAGACGTGAATCAAGGATCTCTTCCTGCTTCGCGAGTAGAGAGTCTAACCTCTCTGAGTTCTTAGTAACGAGCTCAGCGTTATGATCCGCGAGCTTGATATTCTCAGTTACTAAAAACTCTATCTCACGCTTACAACTCGCTATGATTCCATCTAGACGAAAAACTTCGGCGCGGAGCCTGTTCTTACTGAGGCCGATAACGCGTTCGAGTCGAAAATCTGGAGCCGGAGTATCTTCCTCGATGTCGTGGGACCGATCCCGATGTAGCGGCACCTCGAAACTGCTTGTCGAATGCGGCCATCTGACGGTTGTAGGTCGTCCAGTCTCCTGTGCGTTCAAGCTGAGTAACGATCTCACCCAGTCGACCGTGCTTCTCAGCCAGTTTCGCACTCTTGTCCCAAAAGTCATCGATGCTCTTTATGAGATAACGTCCACCGTCGTAAGGGTCATCACCAAGGAATTCGGCAACGTCCTCAGCTTTTTTGCCATCTTTGTCTGCATATACACACGACGGAATAACTTTACGAAACTCCTCGCATGATTTACAGACCTGAAGACGAGGGAGATTTGTTTCTTCGGGTTCAGGCTCAAATAGGTCAACATACTCACGATACGCATTGGGTCCATAGTTTCGGAGAATTCGGAATGCCGCATCCTCACTATATCCGTCAGGCGGAATGAAGCTTTTAGGTTTGGGACTCCAGCGCAAGAACTCGTGCATGAGGAGTTTACCACCGATACGGTCGTTATCTGCCTTCTCCCACGGGAGTCCGGTGGCATCAATAATTTGTTCTGCGAGAGTCTTATCCTCACCGCGATGTCCCCAAGCCGATGGATCTAATTTGCACGAGACGATTGATTCGAGTTCTGGTTGACAGATGCGAGCAACATCTGCTCCCCAAACAGAAATATTAGTTTTGGACCAGACTCGCTCCCGATAGAGAATGGCACGCCGATCTGGAGTAGCGACTGCCCAACCGATCCAGACCTTTCCTGGATAGTATCCCCAATCACCGGCGAGCAATCGGGGCATCCAGATTGGTGGTTCGACATCCTCGATAACGTGGCAAGCATTATCTGGCTCGTCTGGGAATCTTGTTCCAAAAAATGGATCTCTCCATTCAGTGAAGACCTGACCCGCGAAGACCCACCAGTCACCGTAGATTTTTGCTTTCTGCTCTGCGAGAGGTAGGATTCGTAGACGCTTAATATAGCCAGGGTCCTTCTCAAGCAGATAAGGATTATCTGTAAGAAGAGCGCGTATGAAGATGCGATAAGTTTCCGAGTTAGAGTCATAGATTCTGGTTCCGCCATTCGGCGCGGGCTCGATGAAACGTTGTCTTACCCAGATGTGACCGATATTGCCTGGATTAGTAGCAGCACGGATAATAGGAGGAACGCCAGAGATAACGCTACGAACGCGAGAAGTGAGATACGTGTAACGGAACTCGTTGAAAGCAGTAAGCTCGTCAAATCCCTCGTATTGGTATTCGTTCGTGTCGTGGTCTCGAGCGTCTTGATCGTTTTCGAGATATGAGAATCGTATAATAGCCCCGGAGTCAAAGGTAAAGACGTGTTTAGATGCATCGTATACTCCGCCCATTTGCTTATAGATTGGAACCGCACGAAGTATGAGCGAAGCTTCAAGCTGTGGGAAGGTTTCTCTGAATAACACTCCATGGAATTTTGGCTCTTGATGAAAGCCATATATGAGCGGCAGCATGTAGAGGAGCTCTGACTTACCCCCTCCCACCGCGCCACCGTATAGAGCTTCGAAGAAAGAGAAAGGGAGTTGTATGAACTCGACCTGTTTGGCGTGTGGCTTCCAGACCTTGTCATATCTCCCTATCTCTGTCTGCGTCATGTGCTAGCTGCCGACGGCCTACTTGATGAGGTTGCCCTTGCTGTCGTACTGACCGTTCGCGTCGGGCTGGCCCATCACGTTGAAGCGCTGGGTTGTCGGTGCGTTCGCCGTTTGATTCGCTGCGTCATCCTTCGATGCCGGCAGACCCGCGCCCTGCCCTGTGATGGGATGCGCCGGAGTCTCATCGGAAGCCTTCGGATTCGTCGGACGTGTCAGCTCTTGCACTTTCTCCTTTATGGATGGCTTGTGGCTCGCGGCCTTCACGAGATCTTCCTGCTTGACGAGATGAACCTCGGCGGGATAGATGCCTTCGTTCTTGTCGTTCACCGCCTGGACCGCATAGTCACCGGGAATGACGTTGAACTCGACCTCGCCCTTCTCGTTGCTCGTCGTGGTCGTCAGGATGGCTCCCGTTCCATCGCGCAGGACGACTCGCTGATTCGGGATCGCGACGCCTTTCGAGTTCTTCACGACGGTCTTGATGTGCGCGCCTGTGGGGATGTTGTGATGTTCGAGCACGACATCGTCTTCTGCTCTGAGCGATGTGAACAAGTCCGCCGGGAGAACCGCAACCGCATCGACGCCCTGATAGACGATGTAATCCGTGCTCTTGGCTTTGACTTCTCCTCTGTCATCGGCGAGCTTCACGAGGAAGGGACCAACGCCGACGTATTGCACCGCGTTGAGAACGACCTCGGGCTTGCCTGACGCGTGTCCCATCTTGAACTTGAGCAGAGTATTCGAGTCGTGCATGTGCCTCTCTCCTGTCTGGATTGTTGAGATGAAGATTACTTCGTCTTGAGCCCTTTCCCGAATCCCATCTTCGCGAGCGAGTCAGCGGTTTTGGTCGACGGACCCTTGCCCATCGCTGGACGAGAGGACATGCTCTTGAGTCCACCCGAGACAGATTCCATTGGCTTCTTTTTCTTCTCGAATTTCATAGCAATACCCTCACTTGAACCGCTCGCCACTTCGTCTCACCGTGCTCGTGGACTTCCACTATCGAGAACTCTACACGCTCTTGGACCGCGAGATCACGAAAATTTTTTCCCGTGCGTTCCATCGCAGACCAATGAAAAAAGTAATCCTTCCCGTCGTCACCAGCAATGAAGCCGTAGCCCTCTTTGAGCTTCCGAATCGCGCCAGTGATGCGCGTGTTGGATGAGTGTGTCGACGTCGATTCGGTGTGAGTATGCGTATGAGTATCCGTTCTTGTGTGTGAGTCGGAGCTAGAGCTAGATTGAGATTGACGTTTGTTAGTCATGAGATATCCGTTAAGTTGTTAGAGTAGAAGAGGTAGGAGATAGAGGTAGACGTTGCTGGCGGAGGTCGATGATATAGATGGACGGTATTACTCGGCTGGCGCGCTACTTCCAGTCGATGGAATCGATGATACAGACGGAATACCCTCTAGCTTTGGACCCACAGTAACCGTTGGATAAGCAAGCTCCAACGCTGGTTCCGGTCGGTAGATATGGAAATGCACTCCACCTCTACCATCCTCTTTAGTGTCGGTGCACTTATCGAGGATTACCGCCATGTCCTTAGCTACTTTCGATAGATTTGTTGCTCTCTTGATCTCGCTGATCTTCGTGGCACTCATAGCTTCAAGCGTTAGATCGAGGCGTGCAGCGGCCTTCTCTGCAAGCTGCTCTTTTATCTTGTTGATACGCTTGATAAGCTCTGGTTTAGGTGGGGTGCCGCTGGTGATGTCTGATGTGGAGGAAAGACCGCGGGTATAGGCTTGGGTCTGAGGTTCTGAAAGATCAAAGACTCTGTGTGTCTTTGTTTGCCCTATGATGAGTGACGTTTCTGCGATAGCTACTTGACTCTCTAGTCGCCCTCGATAGTTGGCACGACCATTAATCCTTGGGTGCAAAAGGCTGTCTAATTGGGCGAGGCTGAGACTGGAGGAGTCCGTCTCCTCACTTTCCGACTCAGTCCCAGCCTTCCCAGCTCTAGACTGTGTGATACCAGACTGTCTGTGAACAGTCGTGCCTTTCGCGCTTCTTTTGACTATCGCATCGTCACCCCCTACATCGTCGTGGGATTCGATCTGTTGTTCAGGGTCGCAGTCGCTTTCATCCTGGAGCGCGGGTTGAGAAGGATCACGGAAGATGTTTCGATCCTCCGCTAACCGCTCTTCCGCTTCGCGCCTGGATATGAACATATGACCCTGATCCTACCGGAGCGCCTGGATGATCTCCATGTCGGTGATCGGCGAGTCGATATGGTCGACGGTGAGAATCTCGATGAGTCGTTCCTGGAGCTCATTGGGAGGGGAGCCCACATAGTTCGTGACGCATCTGAGAATGGCGCGATTCCGAGCTGCTGTCCTGCCGAAGTTGATGCGACGCTCGATTTCCTTGCGACCAACCTTGGCGAGCTGCTCGGTCAAATCCTTGTATGCAGCTTCCACGTCAAGTGGTTTACGTCCAGAGCCGGTGTCGGTGTCGGTGTTACGAGAATGACCGTTTGGTCCCGGCGGCATAATGACTGCGCCTGACTGACCGAGTTGAACGTCGAAGTCCGGAACATCTGTATCCATCTGCGTCTCTCCCCCTTTAGAATCGACCTATAAGGCGGCCCCGTCAACCTATAGATCGGCCTACTCTTAGTATAGCACACTATGTCAAGTGCCTAGATCATTAAGGATTTTCGACCTTTTTAATAGTTCGCCGGGCGAATCTTTAATTGCCCGACAGGTCATATAGATGTCTGTAGTATTACGAGGTATAGGCTTAATATCTAATAGCATGGGACCCAATCTATATGGGACCCATTAGAAGTTTTACTCCACATTGCTAGCTCGTTGAACCTTTAGGGGCGTCGGGCGAGTAAGGGTCCATTTCGGGGGATATGACGGGTGGACAGTCGACGTATGCACTATATATTTCGACAGAGAGGTGCGCGCGACGAAGCTCAATAAAAAATCAAGAGCTTCGAGAAATATTTTAGTTTGATGTATGAAGGGCTTTATAATACAAAGTGGATGGACAAAAAAAGCCCCCGACACCACGAAGGCATCGGGGGCGTAAAGGAGTTAGCGGTTCAAGAAGGAAATGACATCGTCGGCATTGGCGCTGAATGAAACGGAGTCAGCGGCGATCTTGATTGCCTTGAGAAGTTCCGAGTCATCAATGGAATGCAGGTTGTCATTGACTGCCTTGAGAATGGCGCGGTTCCGTTTGGCTTGGCGCTGTGCGAAAATCCGGCGCCGAACTTCCCGCAAGCCAATCGCTGTAAGTTTTTCCGTAAGTTCCGGCGTGAGTGCATTCATCACATTGTCCTTCATGCTGTAAAGTGGCTTGGGCGGTAGAGGAATTTCTACCGCCCAAGTAGGTGACTACGCCGCTGCCCGATTCAGCAAGTTCTCCAGCCCTTCGACGCCCTTGAACTTCGGGGAGTTCCGCACGAGATCGGCAGCTTCCGTCTTGCTGTATCCCGCGAGAACCATGCCGTCGAAAGCCTTTTTGATCGTCTTCTCCGGCCCTTCCAAGCTGGCGAGAAGCTCCTGCCTGATGCCCGCGCGAACGTCCAGATCGTAACCGTAATTGAAGTAATCGCACGCCCCTGCTTTCTTCTCCTCCTCGGTGCGCGTGTCGGGACCGTCTGCGGGTTTGGGCGTAGCGGGGACCAGCTTCCCCTCACACAACGCGGCCATACCCTGAGCGTCCACCGCGATGAGCTTGTCATAGGTCTTGGACGCTGCCTTCCCCGTGGGGGATGCTTTCTCGGAAATCTTCACTTCATCCTGAACGTGCTGGACGTGTCCGTCGCTGATCGCTTTCTGCTGCATGTCGGTGAGAGTCATTGTCGAACCCCTTCGTTACGTTCTGCTTAATTGCCGAACGTGAGACCAGTATGCGCCTATTCCGGAAACCGCGCAAGAGAATAATTGTCTTTTTTTGTCTCCGTGAAAAGTGGAAGCATGTAAATTCTACACCCTATTTTTGGTAGCCGCTCCCGTCGAGAAAGTGTCCACTTTTTAGGACACCCGACCCGCGTGGCAGAACCATATGACGATCGGCCTTAGAACGTTTTTAAACGCCCCTAGAACAATAGATCGAGCCATGATCCGAACTACCCTACATGATCAGGCCCGCACGCCTTAAAACGCCTTTAAAACAGACCTTCGCTTTATGATCGCTTTATCCCGTCGAATTTTCATGCACGATTATACCAACTCCCTGAGACGATTATAACAACTCCCCTAGATGATTCTACCAGTTTTAGATCGGGCGATCAGG